TGACGTGATTATAAAAACTACAGTGGCTTTTCAATATCGCCATTGGACTTCATTGGATAGAAATAAACAACCACCCAATTTAGGAAATGAACTATTTTCAACTGTGATAAATACGGCTACTCGCACTATACTCAGCAATGTACCGAGCATATTAAATAAATTATAATATTATTAATAAGGATGAAAAATTATGGCACTACCTAAACTTAAAAATGCAACATATGAATTAACACTACCGTCTACAGGAGCTCCTGTTCATTATAGGCCTTTTCTTGTAAAAGAACAGAAACTTTTAATGATGGCACAAGAATCAGATGATCCTAAAGAGTTAGAAGCAGCGTTTAGTCAAATACTTACTGATTGTGTTGAAGAGATTTCAGAACCACATCTCATGACTATGTTTGATGTTGAATATGTGTTTCTAAAGATACGAGGAAAATCAGTAGGTGAAATAGTTAAGCTTAAACTGCTATGTGAAGATGATAATGAAACTTATGTAGATACTGAAATAAACTTAGATGATGTTCATGTCCAAATGACTGATGATCACACCAATGTAATTGATTTAAATAGCGATATTAAATTGGTAATGAAATATCCCTGCTTGGGTGATATGCAAGGGTTTAATGAAATGGGAGAAATAAAATCATTATTTTCTATGATTAAAAGATGTGTTCATGAAGTTCATGAGGGTGAACAAATTTATCATAGGATTGATATGAGTGACACAGAGCTAGATGATTTTATCGATAGTATGTCAACAGAGAACTTTGAATCAGTTGGTAATTTCTTTGAAACCATGCCTAAACTAAAACATGTAGTTGAAATTGAAAACCCAAAGACAAAGGTTAAAAATGAAATGGTTATTGAAGGATTGCAAAGTTTTTTCGAGTAGCCCTTTCTCATGATTCTTTAGAGAATTATTATAAAACTAATTTTGGAATGATGCAACATCATAATTGGAGTTTAACGGAATTAGAAAATATGATACCTTGGGAAAGGGAGATATATATCGGATTGTTATTGAATTATTTGGAAGAGGAAAAACAACAAAGAAAAGAACAAGAAAATCAGAGATAACCAAAAGGAGAGTGTTATGGCAGAAGAAGTAACAAAAAAAGAATACCACCCAGCAGACTCTAATGGTGATGGAAAAGTATCCAAAGAAGAAGAACAAATGTTCTTAGAGTTCAAACGTAAAGAACTTGAAGATGCAGACGCAATGAGAGATGCACAGCGCAACATGGCATGGTTTGCACTTACAGGCATGCTGTTGTACCCTGCATGTGTTGTTATATCAGTTGTATGTGGTATAGATTCAGCAGCAAAGATACTGGGTGATATGGCAGGGGTATACTTCATTGCCGTTGCTGGTATTGTTGCAGCGTTCTTTGGCGCACAAGCATTTAGTAAACCCAAGAAGTAGGATATTCCAATGGCCGCACCCACAGAAAAACAATTTAGTGATCTTATATCTGCACAAAGAGAAACAACCAGACAATTAATGTCTGCTGAAGAACGAGCCGCAGCAGACGCTGCAGAGAGTAGACAAACCGCTGGCGGAGCTACCGAAGAGAGTACAAAAAATGCAAATAGAGTGGCTGGGGG